CTATGACATTCGTAAAACAGGATGATAAAGGATTACCTGTCCTCGTAATGCCCTTGGTTAGGCAAGTAATGAAAAGCATGAAAGCGCACCAAGAGGTTCCTCGGCTGCTCTCAATGTGTGAAAGTCTCATCAGGTTAACCGATCTTTGGCGTGGTCAATTAAATAGTGCTACGGTGAAGAAAGGCCTGGAAACGATCGAAGGAAGCAAGCTCCCCTCGACAGCTGGTTCCGTTATTGCAAAGTTCGAAGAATTTATAGTAGAACTATATAATAACCCCAGTTACAAAGATCTTCCGGTCGTGAAAGCCATCTGGAAAGCTTTCGAGCTGAAAGATGGAGACATAGTAAGATATTCAACAAAGATGGGTCCGAATGGGAGGTTAACTTTGGCCGCCCATAAAGATTATGTTTCGCTGAGGAACAACCACGATTCTAAGGGTCGTACCATGGTCGAAGCCTTGACGGAATTGCAGGAGCGAATAATCCAAAGTTCGGTAAATCCGACTGGATGGAAAGCACCGGATCCCTATGAAGGGTTAGACTTAGAGAAGTTCTATCCGCAGGAACCAGATACTGAATCGCTTCTTATCCCTGTTAGTTCCTCTACCAAAGAGGGTAAAACTAGTAAGTCAGCTGAAAGGGCTCGTAAGAGAGAAGAGAAAAGGTGGATGGCTCCTCCAGCGGACACGTGTGGTAGAATCTCATTCATTAGTGAGAAATCAGGCAAACTACGGCTCGTAGCATCCCCGGACTATTGGAGTCAGGTGACACTAGCCCCTATACATCGGTGGCTTGAAAACGTACTGAGGAATATTGACGAGGATTGCACGTTTGACCAAAGGTCAGCACTACCAAAAATCTGTCAGTGGCAGCTCAGCGGTCGGAGTATCTATAGCTTTGACCAAAGTTCATGTACTGATTTGTTCCCTTTCAACATGCAATTGAAAGTCCTTGAAAAGCGGTTTGGAAAACCGCTCACAGAAGCGCTGCATACCGTAATGGTTGATCGCGATTGGGAGGTTATAGTCCCGAAATCCAGAGTAAGTAAGAAACTGAAATGGTCAGTTGGTCAGCCTATGGGTTTGCTCGGATCTTGGCCCCTTATGGCTCTAACGCACCACCTATTGGTTCAATTCGCTTCATGGCGAACGTTAGGGGTTAACCAGAGGAAACGATGGGTCCCTTTTAAGGACTATGTTATCTGTGGTGATGATATAGTCATAGCTTCCAAGCAGGTCGCAGATTCCTATTTGCGATTAGTAAGACTCCTGGGCATGAAAATTAATATGTTGAAGTCGCATATAAGCGGTGGTGTGACTGGAGTGGCTCCTACTAGTGAGTTCGCAAAAGTTACAATCAGGGAAGGCAACGTCTTGCTACCTGTCAAACCTAATCAAGTTTTGGCAGCAGTACGAGACTGGACACAAGCTGTACCTCTACTATGCGAATGTACCGAAAATCGATATATAAAGGGTAAGTTGAGAAAACTGAAGCCCTGGATAAGTAAGTACTTTCCAAAGCAACGTAGAATACTTGAATACTTACTAACCGTCCCCCGGAATGCCGGAGGTGTCGGTTTGGGTTCTAGAAGCAATACGCCCGTACCACAAAAGGGTGCGATTGTTGATGGTAAAGTGGAGATTAACCCCTTACTCGTCTATCTTTGCGGTAAGGTCCGCTCGGCCATTAAACGTGTTGAACAAGAGACCGATGTCATCAAAGATGCTTTGTGGCATCCTTGCTTAGATCCGCAGGTTGCTCGTAAATCACCTATTTATGAGTACTTCCAACAAATGGAGAAATCTAGGAGTTGGAGGTTTAAAGTGTTCCGAAGCGAGATACCGAGTTTGAAGGATATTATACTACGTGTTTTGATCGACGGGTGGATTGGTCTTGAGGATTATCTTGCTGGGTTGTCTTCGACAAGCCCAGTTCCAGCATGGGACTCAGCACAACGAGAATTGGAAGTGAAAGAAAATAGTCTATCATGGGCTAGAGTACTTGATCATCCAGTCACAATTAACCAAGATGATCTACAAGCGTACTATCGCTCCGTGGGTTACTTATTTTCTGGAGCTGGTATTGAGTCATCTCTGCCAGTCTCTGCTAGTAAGATAACTTGCCCTGATTACCAGGAAGCCCTTTGTA